AAGTCTCCTTTTATCTTATGAACCATTCTTCAACAGTTTCAGAAATGTCTCGCATTTTCACCCAACGATCACCCATAGTCTGTCCACTTAATATTCGAACCTGTCCGAGAAGACCTACTACTACCCACTCATCTCTATCTTCTCTTGGTGAGTAAGTAAGAGATGGATCATAGTCTGGGTTTTCTCTACGATGTTGAAATTTTAATCCGTTACCATCATGTGTTGTAGTTACAGCATCATCTGGAATTGTTATATCTTCTGGAACTTTATGACTCTCATATGTCTTGCCATCAAACTCTATTACGTTATGGTCATCCATGAGATACACACCAAAATCATCTGTTAGATATTTTTCACTCCATTTAGACCAACCAGTATTGCCTACCATAGCAGAGATTTGTCCATCTTCTTTAGGACGAATAACACCTATAATAGAACTTGCTAGATCATCTGATGTAGCCGCACGAACTTTATTATTGTCCAATACTACTGTAGTTCCTCTTGGTATTGCATTACCTGTTGTCGTTTCAAAATACTCTGCATAATCAGCACCGCCACCATTCCAAGAACCATCAGCATATGCTTGACCATCACCTCTTAAGATAAACTCATCATCTCCTAAGTTACCAGAGGTACAAGTTAAAAATTTCCATGAGCTAGAAGCACCACGATTACACAAACTTCTTATAACATCTCTAGTATATCCACTGTTTTCAGCATCTGCCGTAAAGCATACTTGACTTTGTTGGTTGGTATTCATTTGGTGACCAACTATGTTACCAGCCCATGTTCTGAAACTTCCGTTTGTGCTTGCTTGGAAAGCACCTTCTGATATTATTCGTGCATTTTGTGTTACTGATGCTGTAGCACCAGAGCCGGCTAAAGGTGCTGTGTACCAACGATGTGTACCACCTTGCTGACTGTAAACTGTAAGAGCGCCTTCCTTTATATGCTGGAAATCACCACTTGCGTTAAGTATAGCATTACTAGAAACCATACATCGTCTATCAGAATTAGAAACATCTAGGTTAAATAAAGAACCACTTTCACCTATTTGTAAAGCAGTTGTATTAAACGCTGTACGCCAATTTGTGCTAGGCGTAGTACCAATGCCAACATTGCCTGAGTCTAACACATACATTTTATCAACGCCGCCAGAAGCAAGCCGCAACATACCATTACCATTTGCACTTATTCTTGCGCCAGTAGTACCAGATGTTACAGGTGTAAAGTTTCCGTGATTAACGCCTGTTGTTATTCCAGTAGAGCCTGTCACTGTGCCAGTTACGTCTAGGTTTCCTGACATTGTATCGCCAGTTTTAGTTACAAACTCAGCATCAGCTTCAGCTTCCGTGTATCCATCAACAAGTGTGACAGATGATTTACTTCCTATATATCCAGCCATTATGTTTGCTCCAATACACTCACGATAACGTCACAAGATGATGCAGTGTCAGATGTTACGACAACTGTGTCTGTAGTCTCTAAGATGATCTTGCCATCCAAGACTGACAAAGCAGAACCAGAGGGTATCGGTGCACCTTTGATGACGTATGCACCAGCCGCTTGGACATCCACTTTGATCTGTGACGTTGTTCGGTTTGCTAAGTTACATCCAATCATTACTGATGTAGTAGACGATGGGACTGTGTATGTTGTAGTTGCACCTGTACCGACAGATGCACTTGTGTAGTTCTTAAACGTATTTGCCATTTTTGATTATCCTAATGCTATACTCAAAGCCAATGCTTCGTCAGTTGTTCCATATCCAGCAGACGCATGATTGCCCCAAGCATGTGCAGTGTCAGCTTTAGTTCCTTGAGCCGCTGTAGCGTAGTCTGAGGACGCTGTGGCGGCGGCAGTTCCTAGTGTCGGCTTGCCCGATAGTGATGCGTAAGCACCATCAAAGAAACTGTCAGTAATTCCATAGCCAGCTAATGTAGTCGGCTTTCCTGTTAGAGAGGCGAAGGCGTGAACGTGAGATGCCGTTGCATAATCCGTAGCGGCTGTAGTTGCCGCTGTACCTAGACCTAAGTTTGTTCTTGCAGTCCCAGCGTTTGCTAGGTCAGACAGATTGTTAGCCTTTAGTGCCGCTGAAGATTGTGCCGCAATGGATGCGTCCCTTGCAACTATAGACGCATCACGGGCGGCTTCGGATGCCACTTGTGCAGTTTCAGCATCTGTTTTTGCTGTTACCGCACTGGCGGCTGAAGTCGATGATTCAGAGGCTTTTGTTGCTGAAGTTGATGCTGAAGTAGCCGCATTGTTTGCTTGGGTTGTTGCTAGGGCAACTTGTGCTGTCGCTAAAGTAACTTGAGCCGCACCATTTGTAGTGGCGTCTGATGCTGAGTTTGCACTTGCGACTTTACTGGCTTCAGATGCTACGGCTGATGCGGCGGCTTCTGTGGCTTTTGAAGATGCAGTAGATGCTGAAGATGCCGAAGAAACACTAGCGGCAAGGGCATCTGCTTTGTACTGATTTGTTGTAGACAGTGAAGCACTGGCTGAAGCTGAACTTGCGGCGGCATTTGATTGACTGAGGGCGGCGGCTGTTGCTGAAGCGGCGGCGTTTGTGACTGCCGCATCTATTGCGTTTGATTGTGTATTTGTGATTCCAGAGCTATTGTAAAAGCTGGTTTTTGAAGCCATTGTTTAATCCTCATAATAGTGAGTAGGGCGCACAACTTGGTTAATACCAGACTGTTCAGCACTGTTTGCGTGTTCCTGTATCTCCAATAGAAACGATGAAGACTTTGCATCAAATACTACACTACGTTCATCTAAGAAGTAATCTGCGGCATACGACAGTGCTGTGTATGTCAGAAGATCAGAAGCAATAGTGGTAAGCATATTCGTGTCGCTGTCTGATGTTAGGACTTCTTGTTCAGCATAGTAATTTAGATACAAAGTCCCAGTGCTGGGCATTGGGTGTATCTTGATATTACCTTGCTCACGGCAGAAGAACTTTGGTGTCCCTAGTTCTCCAGTTTTTTGATGCTGTATCATCTCATGTAGTGGTATGCGAACCAACGTGTCACCATCATAATAGAGTTCAATGATCTCTAATGTGTCAGCTGGTATTGTTACTTTGGATGTACCAGTTGCGGATGTCACATTGTATTGGTTCTGCTTTTCCATTGCTGGGACACGTAGCTGTCTTTGTATTCTAGTGATTGCTTGATCAATGAAGGTGTCAGCCAAAGCATTCGAACAGTCACTACGATTTAGAAGAGCAATAAAGTGTGCTCGGATTTCACCTTTGTTCATTGGTTATTACTTTCTTTTCTTGGCTGTCTTTGCCGCTTTCTTGAAAGCCTTGTCAGTAGGTGCGCCCTTTGCGCCCTTCTTTCTCATTGGCTTGCCTGATTTACGTTTTTTGTGGATGTTTGCGTATAGCCCTGCTTTTGCCATCTGTTAGACCCTTTTGTTGGTTGTGAGGAACATATCTAAGTCCTCGTTCTTCAATTTACGGACAATCTCTGATCCCTTGGCTTCCCAGATATTGAATCCTTCTCGCATCCACTTCTCGACAACAGCTGTCGGTATGGAGGCTACTCGCATCATCTCCCCTGTAGGCTTCGAACCACTGTCGTTTCGAGCGTCTTTCAGATCATCAAGAAATGATTGTGAGATGTGCTGTGTGTGCTTTTGAAATAGGTTTCCGTGGTCACTCACGAAGTCTGTTTCTGTTTGTAATAATGTTGGCTGTGTTTTGTTAGTCATTTTGCTACCTTAGAATGTGAAAAGGCCACCCATAGACAACAGTAAGGAGAGCAAAACCTGAGTGTCTTTGGGTGGCCTAATAAAGACCTAGTGGCCTATTTCGAACTTATGATAAGCCAGTGATTTTCACTGAGTCACCAAAGTTGGTATGTTTGCAAGAAACCTCGCCCACAATGTGATGTCGATCTGAGTCTCCATTTTTCGCTAGGAGTGTTCTTGTAAATGGACGCAACGTACATGTTTTGAACATTGTTGGGTCTATTAGTAGTGCGTGAGTTGTCTTTAACTCGCGGTTTAATACTACACGATATTCGCCGTAGGGGCTTACATATAAATCAATCGCATTGACCAATGTTTTGCCTTGTGAGATTTCACGATTACGACCTGATGCCGCTGAGAAACCAGCTACGATTTGTGCATCTGCTGGCTTGATCATGAATGTGTCAACATCAGAACCATTGTCGTATGCTGTTTGACCAGCTACTAATAGTTTTGCTTCTGTTAAAGCATCTGTTGCGTTTGAACCAGCGTCTACAGCTGTAGAGATTTGGTTTAACAAAGAAGTCATCTTACGTGCTGTTGAAGCATTACCAGCAACTGCGGCTTGCTCTACGCCAACCATTGCACGTTCATAGTCCTTCTTAATTTCCTTCAATTTCTTAGCTAATTGGTGTGCAGTTTCCTTTGCTCTACCATATGTAGCTACTGCATCAGCTGTTGCTGATACTTGGAAGGCTTTAGACATGATCTGAGTGTTGTTTGTACGCTCAGTTGCATCTGTCAATGTTGCCATACTGGCGTCTGCACCCTCGACTACAGCGTTCACTGCTGAGTCTGCTAATGAATCTTCAAGGAATGAGAAAGTTCTAGCTGATACTTTTTCGTTCTTGATCATCGCTTGCATAGGTGTAGCGAATGGTGAAATGTTGGAAATGATGTCTGAAACATCTTCCTTTTTCCCAACTTGGTTATAGGTTGTGTATGTACTCATTTAATTGTCCTCACAATTTTAGGATTAAGTTTGAAAAGATTTACTCTTCCCAGCGGCTCATGAGTGCGTCTGCAATATCATCTAAGTCTTTAGCACTACTCAGGCTATCCATTTGCTTCTGTTGTTTGGCTTTCTGGATAGACTTTTTAGATGGGTGGTGACTTTCTTGGAACTAAGGACCTTCTTGCCACTCTTTCGACTTTTTCA